CGCTTTAGAAAAAATTCGTGGTGGTATACAATTTTCTTTTAATAAATTCCAACAGCTTCAACAACAAATACGACAAATTACGCCACAACCTATTAATAGAGCTTTAGATACAGTAGCTGAAGGTGTTGAATATGTCGCCGAAAAAACACCTTTTGGTGTTGCTGAACGTGGAGCAACAGAAGCTGGTGCAATGGTTGGTAAAGCTACAGGCAGTGAAGCTTTAGGACAAGCTGTTGGTTTTGGTTTAGGATTAGCTATCCCTGGACCTGAAATCTCTCAAGCTGCTAAACCTGTAATTCCTAAAGGCATTAAACCTAAAGCTACTGTACAACCACCAACTAGTACACCAATGGGTCCAGCTCCAGCTATGGCGTTAGCTGGTGGTCGTGGAAGTGTTAGACTATCTAATCAAATGGATCCGGTATTGCCACAAATGATGCCTATTACAATTACTGATCCTAAACTAATTGCACCTGGAGTCAAACAAGGTATCGCTCAAACTCCTAAGTATGCTGGTCCTCTTAAAGAACGTGCTGCAAGTATTAGAAAAGAATTAGAAAAACATTTCCCTCAACCTGATACATTAGCAAGAGAACGTTCTACGTTAGTTACAGATCCAAACGATCCCAGAGCTTATAAAAAACGCCAATACATGAAACCACTTCCTGAAGGAGTCCCTGGTTTTGGTGAAAAATATATGCACCAACATCATTTGTTTCCAAAAGGTGGGTCTGGTGCTTACTTAGAACGTATGGACGAGCTAATTGCTAATAATATCGCTGATGAAGACGATTTGGTCAATATGTTTGCATTTGCCGAAACTTTAGACCTTACAATGGGAGATGTTTTATCAAATATGTTAAACAGTCCTGTTGAAGCCCATTTGGGAAAAGGTGGTATACACTCTACTTTAAGAACACGTGGTTTAGAAAGACCAGTTAAATCTTTGAAAGCCAAAGCAAATGAAGCTAATAATGCAACAGAATTAATGCAACTGTTTAAAGACTATCTAATTGAAAGTGTAATTCCATCAAAGACTGTTGCTAAAGAAATCAATGATAACTATTTAAGAATTAAAGGAGTCCTTGAAGCACCTGAACGTAATGCTATGGAAGACTTTCTTGAACAACTTCGTAAACGAGGAGCGTAATCCCTCACCAGAGGCGTCTCTGTGCCCCTACAAGGCGCCTTTCCACCTACTTACGTTAGAATATACCTATGGACGTTTTACAAGCCCTTGAGGACGATTTTAAGCTCTTTCTCCAAGCTCTCTGGCAACAGCTAGATCTTCCCTCACCAACACGTGCTCAATACTCCATTGCAGACTACCTACAACACGGTCCAAAACGACTACAGATTCAAGCATTCCGAGGAGTCGGTAAATCATGGATTACTGGAGCCTTTGTGTTATGGACACTCTTCAATAACCCAGAAAAGAAAATCATGATTATCTCAGCATCGAAAGAACGTGCTGATAACATGTCTATCTTTCTCCAAAAGCTAATCATTGAGACACCTTGGCTATCACACCTACGACCAAAAAGTGATGATGCACGTTGGTCACGTATTAGCTTTGATGTTAATTGTAGTCCTCACCAAGCACCATCCGTTAAGTCCGTGGGTATTACAGGTCAGCTAACTGGTAGTCGTGCAGACCTAATGATTCTTGATGACATTGAAGTTCCTGGTAACTCAATGACAGAAATGATGAGGGAAAAGCTCCTTCAACTATGTACAGAAGCTGAGTCTATCCTTACACCTAAACAAGACTCACGAATCATGTACCTTGGTACACCACAGACAACATTTACTATCTATCGTAAGCTTGCTGAACGTAACTACAAACCTTTTGTTTGGCCAGCACGATATCCACGTAAACTATCCAATTATGAAGGTCTACTAGCTCCACAAATCCAAGAAGACATTGATCGTGGTGTTGAAGCTTGGGATGTAACCGACCCTGATCGATTTGACTCTGAAGACCTGATTGAACGGGAAGCATCAATGGGTCGTAGCAACTTCATGCTACAATTTATGCTAGACACAACCTTGAGTGATGCTGAGAAGTTTCCACTTAAGATGGCTGACCTTGTTGTTACAGCAGTTAACCCTGCTGAATGTCCCGACTCAGTAGTGTGGTGTAGCGATCCCAGCAATGTAATTAAAGACCTACCAACTGTTGGTCTTCCTGGTGATTATTTCTACAAACCAATGCAACTCCAAGGTGAGTGGCTACCTTACACTGAAACTATTTGTAGTGTTGACCCATCAGGTCGTGGTACTGATGAAACAGCTGCAGCTTTCCTTAGTCAACGTAATGGTTTTATCTATCTCCATGAAATGCGTGCCTACAAAGATGGCTATAGCGACAACACTTTGCTAGACATCCTTAGAGGTTGTAAAAAGTTTGGTGTAACAAAATTACTTATTGAAACAAACTTTGGTGATGGTATTGTAGCTGAACTATTCCGTAAACATCTTCAACAAACTAAACAAGCTATTGATATTGAAGAGGTTCGTGCTAATGTCAGAAAAGAAGACCGTATTATTGATACCCTTGAGCCTGTTCTTAATCAACATAAGCTTATTGTTAATCGCTCAGTGGTGGAATGGGACTTCAACTCGAATAAGGACGAAGCACCAGAAAACAGACTCCTATATATGCTGTTCTATCAGATGTCACGCATGTGTCGGGAGAAAGGTGCCGTAAAACATGACGACAGATTAGATTGTTTAGCACAAGGTGTTAAATATTACACAGATGCTCTAGCTATTTCTGCCTATGAAACAGTCAAACTAAGACGACAAGAAGAATGGCAAGACATGCAAGATGAATGGTTAGATGACCCTCAAGCAGCAGCTAATCATATGGTGTTTGGAATGAATTTAGACCAACGTAGACAAGCAAGACAACTAGCTGGTAAAAAGTCAGTCCCTACCTGGGTTTAGGACCGATCACGGGTGTATACAGGAGAAGGGAAGGGTGGACCCAACTCCTGGGAGAGGAGGAATGACTATCTCCCACTTCGTGGAAGACAATCATTCCTACCTCTTTCTTTACTAATGTTCAGCGAGGAGGAGCCAAACGACACACTTTTCCCTCTTTGAACATTCATCTACTCTACTTTTATTAACTAGTTAGTAATCCTTTATTTAACTAGTTGTGAATCCAGTGAGTACTGATTGTATGGGTAGCGAAGCATGAGCGAAGCGAATCTTGTCAATCTTGTCACTACTTATACTACTGTCTGCTATGACCGTCTATTATGACTTACAATGGAAAGTAATTCCTACATACACTAACTATGAAGTCTCTAATCTTGGAGAGGTAAGACGTGTTGGTTCAGCCAAACCGTTAAAACTTGATACTAAAAAAGGCACACATCCTTATCAACGAGCACATCTATGTAAAGATGGAAAAGCAAGATATATTCTTGTACATCGTTTAGTTCTTGAAACTTTTGTGGGTCCGTGTCCAAAAGGTCATCAATGTTTACACCTTGATGATAATCCAAGAAATAACAAATTAGACAATTTGAAATGGGGTACACCTAAAGAGAATAATAGTACTATTAACAGAACCGGAGAACACAATGGAAGAGCTAAACTAACTAAAAAAGATGTAGCCTTTATTCGTTCTTACACTGGACCATTAAAAGACCTAGTTGGTTTATTTAATGTGTCGTATAAATACATTTGCAACATTCGAACACATACCACCTGGAAACACGTATGACCACCACCCATTCTGCCCAACTGGTCTGGATTACTCCTGATGCTGAAGATATTATTGCTTACTGTGCAAGGGTATCAAACCCTTCTAATCAAACTAACTATGAAACAGCTCCACGTCTTTTAAAGTATTGTGTAAAACATCACCATTGGAGTGTTTTTGAAACTGCTAATATGTGTGTAGAAATTAATACAACTCGTAGTATTGCTGCACAGATCCTTAGACACCGTTCCTTCTCCTTCCAAGAGTTTAGTCAACGGTATGCAGAAGTTCCCACACCTGCAGCTATTCCTGAACTGCGTAGACAAGATCTAAAGAATAGACAAAACAGTATTGATGATCTGGATGAAGCATTAAAGAAAAACTTTGAATATCGTATTGGTATTGCATACACTGATAACTATCGTCTCTATAAAGATATGATAGCAGCTGGTATCGCTAAAGAATGTGCAAGAGAAGTCTTACCTCTAGCTACTCCTTCACGTCTCTATATGAATGGTACCGTTAGGTCTTGGTTGCATTACTGTGACTTGAGGTGTAGTAATGGTACTCAAAAAGAACACGCAGTTATTGCAGGACAAATAAAAGATTTGTTATATGAACATCTTCCTAACGTTTGTGAAGCAATGTGGAACAAAAAAGATTAAGACTTGTTGAGTTTAAAGTACTGTTTAATGTCTGGAGAAGGTATGTCGTAGTGTTTGATAACCTTCTTCTGGGCTTTCTTTCTTGGTGTGAACAGATTTTGATAGATAATCGGGTAAA